GTTTTTTGGTAATCCTTAATAACTTTTTCGACTCCCCATCCCTTTAGAATGAAACAACACCTCACACAGTGAGTCAGTCAGGCTCATACGCGGCGAACCACTTGTCGATGTGTGCGAGCCATCCATCTGCGTTGCCTGAGCGCGTAGGGTCACTCAGTGCGCGTGCATAGCACTCATCGAGCTCAGGCTTGAGCAATACGACATCGGCACCACGCTCCCTCAGTTCTTGTCGATGCGATCGCAGCGGTGCACCGAGTATCAGCCATGCACGCGGGATGTCATTGCGCTCAGTGAGCAGTTGATACACACATGAGCGCACACGCAGGATGAAGGGCAGCACATGCGTGCTCACATGGTGCATAGGTGTAGAGGTCAGTGCGGTTGCAATCATATCGAGATCGACAATCACATCTGAACTACCTGCCGATGCACGGGCCATTGAGGTCTTACCTGCACATGGTGGACCAACGAGGGCAGTCACCTTGCATGCAAAGCGATTGACTGGCAGGTCAAGTGAACTGTGCCGTTCCTGCATTTCCATTCCTGTCTCTTTGTTGTGGCATGGTGAGCACAGTGCCTCGAAGTTATCTGCATCGAAGCGCAGCTCCTCATGCTCACGTGCGCCCTTGATGTGGTGCACTACCTGAGCAGCAGCGCCGCATCTGTTGCACAGTGGATGTGTGACGAGGAACGCTTTGCGTGCACGTTGCCATGCTGCAGTGTGATAGAACGGCAGGCGTTCACGTTCTGTCTTAACGAATGGAACTTCCTGCTTGTGCTTTGGGCAGTATCTCTGATTGTCCGACACTATGGCAGGACAACCGGGCTCGCCGCATGGTTTGCCAATCAGTCCACGCTTGTTCATATCGTTCCTTATTCGTGATGGCCTTAAGTTCTTCCATTGGTCTCAAAGCAGACTGTGGCACCCAGTAGCATGCGCCGCCCTTGCGTCCTTCACGTATCCACCCAGGGCGTTTGGCATCGCGTGCGTAAATCCAACCAATCAGGTTGCACGCCAATGCATCGAAGTCAGTCACTACGAAGACATAAGGGCATGCATCCTCATTGCGTTCGTAGATGTGCAGGTGCCCTTCATTGTGGTGAGTCGAACGCACTTCGACGTTACCAATATCGTGCTTGTCGATTGAACCGAAGCGAGCTCCACTCCAGAATGCATCAAGATACTGAGCAACCGCGGCCTCAGCCATTGCACCCTCAACCGTCGGGTTCCACCTGAGTGTGTTATCCTTCTGCCCATCGCGTTCAGACCATCCACGCTTGCGACTCTGAACAGTTCTCCCGAGGCCAACCCAGCCTGATAGAAGTAACCATGTGGCGTCGAGTTGGACTTGAATCATGCGGCTTTACCAGAGGTCCTCACTGAAAAGCACTTTAATATTAGAACGAACCTTGCCTGTGAGCCGAGCAATCGTCGCCGCTTCTTTGCGGTCTACGAAGCGATCCATGTTTGTAAGAAAGCCTTGCTTTGAGCCAAGCCGACAAACTCCCATTTTATGCATGTGAGCAATAATGTGGTGGTGCCGCATTGGTGCAGGGAGACTAATGACCTCACCTGTTTTAAGTTGGATAGCGGCGCGAACTATTTCTTCACGCATGCATTCTCCTTATTGAGATATTCCTGCACTTCCTTCTCAACCTCACGCTTGGCTTGAAGGCAAGGAACATTCTGCCGGCCAGCGAGGTATGCACTCATGAAAATACTTTCAATAAGTTCCCTGAATAACTCCAAGTCCGAAATCCTCACCGTCACTTCGATTTCACTTCTTGCCATCGACTACCTCGACAATTTCCTTGGTTGCTAGGATGGAGCGCATTGAAACACCTCCTTCTAAGACCACGACTTTGACTCCAAGTTTCTCGGCGTCGATTGCTTTCATGAAAGGCTCTATAAACCTTTCACATGCTGCCGCGTCTCTAAACACCGAGGGCGCCTCCAACACAATGACATCGCCTTCCCTAAGTTGAATAACGCTCAAGGTGCAGCGATCCTTGCTCACCAACTCTTCATTTCTTTCCATTGCTCACACCCTCGATAAGTCTCACTGCGTTGCGGGGAACTGAAATGCGTTGCCCGTCCTCGAACTCCATGGTCATGTTGCCGAAGCGCATGCACTTCACGAGGCGGCAGCGCTTGTTGAAGAATTGCGAGTAACGCGGGTCACTCTTCCAGCAGAACCGATAGCAGAATCCTTCCTTCATACGAACCTCACGTGTTCAACCAGCCAAGAACAAAGTTCAAAGAACTTAATTAACCCGAGTGGCGTGATGACGAGCAACCAAAAGGTTACAATTGCACCTGCTATAAATTCTCCTGGAGTCATCCTTCAGAATCCTCCTTGAGTTCATCGATGACCTTCTTCGTGTAGTAAGGTTCGCAGTCACCAGTGGCCATGACTTCTATGACATCCTTGGCGACGGCGACGGGCAATTCTACTGGAAGTTTCACAACGTTGACGACGGTTTTGACGATCGCACTGAACAAACTCATTTCTTATATTCCAAAATTGCAGGCACGATTGTGCTGTTACTCACAGATCGGCAGCACAGAAGCGTTGTAGCTTCAGCTTTGCTGATGTCCTTATTTCGCGTGCAACAGCACAGTGGCACGTCAACATCCATGCGCACCCACACACGAGTTCGCATGACTTTAGTTGGTTTCTTTTTCATATTTGGCCCTTTGAAAATGCGCCCTATTTCGTTGGGCGCTCACGCTCACCTTTGTCTTGTTTCAGGGGATGATGAGAACCCTGAAGCATAGCCGGTGTACCTTTGCGCCAATCCCGCCGGCATGAGTGGCGCTCTTTATCCGGGTATCTATTTACCTCGCTCGATGGTGGCTTGTGTCAGGTCACACGCTCCACCTTTCGGGCATGTCTTTGGGTTGCTACAATCACTCTTGATGCTCGTGTTGAGGCATGAGCGCCGAACATCGAGCACGGTGCGAAAGCAGCCGAACTGCGTCACCGCGCGGTCGCCAATGTGAGGCTTTCGTTTCAATCTCTCGTAGAGGTTATGCATGTCTGCCATAGTGTTTTCCTCCAAATGGAGAGAGGGGCAGAGCGTTGCAACACTCTGCTTAGGTACTCAGCGTGCTAGCCCGCCTTTTCCATCATAAGCCTCGCGGCTACCCTCCCATAAATCAGTCAGCTCGCATGACGTTTCTCGATGGAAGAACGACTTTAGTAAGTTGAACGTCCTGCCTCGCGTGCGCGAGCTCGTGTTTAGCCATCGAATCAAGTTCGACGTGGTTATGGTCATGGGCATCGACGCCGCGAGCGAAATATCCTTGCCAGAAAGCAAGGCGCTCACGAGGGTCATGGCTCACGAGAAGCGAAGTATCTTGCCGAGTCATGCATGGGATCATGTTCGCTCCATCAAAATCCCGAACTGACTAAAATCGGATTTCGGTGTTTGAGTATCCGAGCTTCCAGTTTTATTTTTCGGTTCTTGGTCCTCGCATTGGCCAACTGACGCTCAAGTTCTGCTATCGCTCCTTGATCAGTCGGCGCGGGCCTGTCTGTCGGCATGGAAGAATCCATGGAGAATTTAAGCGGAGAGAGAAGTGCGGCCGCGATGACTCCAAGCATGCCAGGCACATTGAAAAACCTCTTTAGCTTGGCTCCATCCTTCATTTTACTTTTGCTGCTCATTTCCTTTTGCTCCTATGGTTGTTTTAAGTTGCTCACCTTCGGTGTAAAAAAGCGGTCCACATGCCCTGGCAATCGGCCAGTACTTGCAAATGTCCATCATCAACTCACATCGTTTCTTAGGATCGATTTGCCCATGGGCAAGCAACGCCATGCGCCAAAAAAATCTCTCATCTGACTCATCAAGTGAGCAGTCTGGTTTACCAGCATGCGAACGCTCAGCTGCCCAGTCATGAAGGAACGCAGCTCTCTGAAAAGGATGGTTCCTCGGTAATGGCTTGAACGGCCCAACGCCAAAGTAGTTTTGCGGGTCACTTTCAACTTTTCCCATCAGCCATGAAAAAAAGCTCATATGCATTGTTCCCTTTTGCTGAATCGAAAAACGTTTTGCGCGGGCGCTGTACACTTGCAGAAAGAATTAGTGCTCACGTGTGCGGTCACTTCGGCCATCATCTCGCGAGCGTCACTGAGCAAGGTAATGTACATGGTGGTCTTTGTGATGCTCATGCCGAGGTCGGTTGCGCGAATCGGCCACGCTGTTACGAGACGATCATTCTCAGTGATTCCTGCGCCCCATCCCCGGTCACGAACTTTTTTCCCAACCTGTTTCGTTGTAACTTCAAGCCAATCTTTAAGGGTAGACGTGGCATTGTCCTCATCGAAGTACTGTGGCCGGCGGCCATGCATCACGAACATGAAGAGTGGCTCACTGAGAAAAGTCACTTCAGCATCAAACGCACCTTCAATCACTGCCTTCGTGTAGGCGGTATCAAGCGCTCTAAGGTAATCAGAACAATGCGGAGCCATGAAATTGCGCCCGGGCAACTTCGAGTTCTTGAGACTCGGCACACGTGCAAGAAGGCCATCAAGCTCAATCACCAATGATTGAAGCCATCCCAGAGAATTGAATGTCGGGTAAAGTTTTAGCGTCGATTCCTTAAGAATCTTACCCACCCGCTCAGCCTTCGTAGGCTTATCGCTGCCACCAAAAAACAAGTTGCTTTTCATCATCTGCGCATCCTCCGTTAAAAGCAGTTGAGCTGTTCAGCTTCTGGTAATTCTACTGCCTTATTCGTGCCTCTCTTGGCGGCTTTTTTCGCAGCGGCAGCATCAAGTACAAGCTCTTGAGGTGGTCGCCTCACGCCGCGGGATGAATCCATCGTGAAGGCCCATGCTGCCGGGTTCCCCATGAGGTACACATTCCCGGCGCCATCGATCGCCTTGTAACGTTTCTCACGTTCGGTCTTCACAACTTCAACGATGTCCAACTTCAAGGCATCAGCACGCCGCTCGAGCTCACCCATATCAGGGGCAGCATTGATTGGTGTCTTGTCTGGCAGCACAGCTGCAAGCAAAGCTCTAAAGTCTTTTCCTTTCCGTTCGTATTCCATTTAGCGCCCTCCTTCTGAAAACTTGTCATGCCGAGCCTCATCACCGAGAAGTTTCACCATGTCTGCGCGCGCCCACCCGATGAGCCAGTTGAACGGGTTCACGGCATCAGTCGGGCGCCCTTGCTCCTGGTAACTGCGAAGCTTCGATTCCACGGCCATGAGGATCTCTTTCCAGCGGTCTTGAGGGATGCTGCTCCTGGTCCATGAGCGAAAGACTTCAGCAAGGTCAGGTTTGGTGATTTGAATTCCCGGGTATTTCTTCATCGGGCGCCGGCCACCGAGGATGAATGCATTTGCCTTTGTCCAAGGTTGCTCACCCGGCGACTCAAGCCGGATTTCTGCCATGGTGTCGAACTGGTCAGAAGTCGATTTATCGTTTAAGGCCTCTGGCAGCCCCGTGGCCGCGTTTTGCTCCTCAACCCTAGCTAAGCCCTTGGCTGTTAGCGATTCGTTTAAGCAGATTGAAACTGTTGGGATGGTGGTGGCAATCTGAGTGATGGTTGTGGTTGCTGAATTGCTTCTCTGACGGTTACCATTCGATGTTGTTAACGAGCTTTCAGCTACTTGGGAGTTTCCGTCCACATTAACTGAGTTTATGCATGCGGGAATGTGGGTTTCCTTTTCTTTACTTTCCTTTTCTTTTCTTTCTTTTAGATCTTTATCTATAGAATTAGAGTTTTCGCATGCATTAACCTGGTTTCCGTCCACATTAACTCGGTTAATGCTTGCAGAAATGCCAGAATCCCCGATGATGATGTTGAGGTTAGAAGGAATTTCGGATTGACTCAGCACCATGACTCCAGCCGGGATGCGAATCGACTGCCGCCTACAGTTCCCAACTATGCAAAAGAAGCGGCGTTGAATCCCCTTTGAAGTTAGAAACCCGGTTTCATTAAACACCTGCTTTGAGAACAGGCCGAACTCGAGCATTGATGCAAGCACCGCATCCACATCGCTAAGCTTGCGTCGAGTTTGAGCAGCGAAAACGGCACGTGCCCTATCATCCCACCTGAAACAAAGTCCGACACGGTACAACCGGGTCAGCAATTGGAACCACATGGCAATTCCACGATCGCCATGTTCCACTTCAAGAAGAGTCAATCGCTCATCCTCGAAGCAATTGACGTCCAATGGGAAAAAATCCAAACCTTGCTTAGGCGGCCTTGCCATGTGCATCTTCCAGTAAAAGTTCTTGTTGAATTCCTATAGGCTGCGGGCGGTCACCTGGTTTGCAGCGCTTACGTGGTATAGGCGGCGGTTCCGAAGCCACGTTGTGAGCCATCCAAATAAGGTGAGCTTCAACCTCTTCAAGCTTGTGACGGTACATTTGCTCGGCCACAGTGCCACGATGCTTCTCAATCTCGTGTTGATAGAGCTGTTCCTTCTCGCGCAAGTAAGCGAACATTTCACGCAGCTGAAACGCTCGGAACCATGCGTAAAGCACGCATGATTTTGGGAAATCATCCTCGCCATCAAAGATCATCCTTCACTAACTCCCGCTCAGTCCGTGCATTCAGAATGCGGCACACATCAGCAATTATCTTGTCAAAGTGTGCCGCTATGTCGGCTTTGGTTTGTTGAAGCTGGCAGAGGACAACGGTTTCGTTTTGCCATTGTTGCGCAAGGAGTTCGCATTCAGCGGTCACCCGCATCCTGCAAAGATTCCCCGAGCGAATGAGCCCTAATGCCTTCCGAATCCGTTCACTCTGCCAGCGCTTCATAGGTTCCTTAGTTTGCTTGCGGCCGGAACAACTGCTTCCCCGCTACTGCATGTAACTTCTCAAGGAACCACTTCGAGCTGATGCCCTTGTTCAAGAGCTCCTCGATGCGTTCCTTAGGTGCTTCACCGGCGATGACTGGAATCTCGTGCTTGGCGATGCCACCGTCTGCACCCTTCAATGCCAGCACCAACTTGAAGCAAAACTTTTCAGGCATGCTGCACAGCATGAGCTCATCCACTGCTTCCTCATGGTCATCATTATCTAGCACGAGTCCCTTCGCGGGCTTCGGTTCCTTCGGCTCATTGTCGATAGACGACGTGCTGAAGTAATCCGCGCTTGCCTCTTCTGACTTTCTTCCTCCCATTTGCGTTACTCTCCTTTGTCGATGTTAAAGAATGGTTGCGGCCACATATCGGAACGGTAGTGACTCACCGTATTCTCCAAAATTAACGCCCGTGTAGACGGCCAACTTCAGTTTCCTACAACTCGCAACCATCGAGTGCACGCCCGTCACGTGTGCACCCTGTGCTTGCTATGCCTTGCGAGTGGCTTTGACGAACTCCGGACTTGGCCATCCAATTACCAGTTCATTAGTGTTAAGAGTCCAGGGGCCGCGAAGGAAAAACTCCGGGTCGTGCGCGAGGTTCTCGCAAACTAAAAAAGGCAGGTCGACGACCTTTACCAACATCGGCTCGCCCTGGAATGAGCGGCACTTGATTGAGGTCCACTCCAAAACTGTGATTACGTCTCCGACTTTAATCTCTGTAGCTTTAATCGTGTCCAATTACCCTCCTGAATGTTAAACAACCATCGGCCCCACTGCTGCAACAGTGGAACCTGTGCTTGCTACTTGGCGATTCGGTTTTCTTTGATGGTTCCTTCTTCAATGAGCACGGTCACATCGTCGGCATCATCAACGACTTCAAGGAAGAGTTGCACACCGAGTGCTTTAGCCCGGTCGCGAATCCTTTGGCGCGATGTCTTGTCGAGGCCACCAGAGTTCGCCATGAAAAGAATGCCTTTCGGGTTCAGGGCGAAGCCGATGGCTGTTGAGATTTCCCATTGCTCGGATTCACTCACCTGCTCGAATGGAATCCCGCGATATGTGACGCCATCACCGTTGAAGCTCAGTGCTTCCACCGGGAACTTGGCATTCTCAAGCATTTCAGTTTTCGTTGCGGTGATGCTCAAGAGTTGCTTCTCAAGTGATGCGTGTTCGGCTGCGCGGGTATTCAATTCATTGCGAAGTGCTATGACATCGGCATTCTCACGAACCTTCCGGTTGATTGTCTCGGCTTCACCAATCTGCTTGTCGAGACTAAGCGCCTTGTCCATGGTGTTATCAGTGACAAGGGAACTATCGATTTCGGCCTGTAACTTCTCAGCTATGGCGTTAATCTTTTTGCGCTGCTCGCAGTTCTCATCTAACTTGGCCTTATGACGAGCAATGGTTCGCTCCAGTTCTGCGATCTGGTCCATCAATAGAGTATTGTTTCTTGCGATGGCTGCTACCTGCTGCCCACAATCGGCCACTTCCCGCTTCTTCGCATCGATGTCGCGGTTCTTGGCTTGAACGGTGCGCAACTGAGCCATGAGCTCGGCAACGGAAACTTCTTCCTCAGGGACGCCTTGATGCAATTGCCTCCCCGCAACCTTGGCTTGAAGGTCGGCAACCTTGCGGCCGGCATCACGTCGGTTCTCATAAATGGATTCGTACTTCTCATCGAGTTGGGAGAAATCGAGCCCAACAAGTTTGCGAAGAGTCTCAAGCCGGGCCTTCTTATCGAGTGACTTGAAGGCGCCCGGATTGAAACTCAAGCCGCTAAAGAGTTTATCGAGCATGGACTGAGGCCGCTGAAAGCGAGCTCCGTTCTTGCTCTCAATGACGAGCTCACTCTTGCGGCTCTTGTCCACTTCTAAAGTGACGGTGAACTCGTCGAGTTCCACCACCACGGAACCTTTCTCAGCGCCGACGCTCACCGGTTCAGCTGATAGTTGGTCACGACCACCGAGAGCCATGCACAGTGCGCGAATAGCCGAGCTCTTGCCCTGCCCATTGGCGCCGCCGATAGTTACTGATTGCCCCTTGGGAGCGAAGTCAATGAGCTTTGCCCCTAGAATGTTCTCGACTCTGCAACGAATTATTTGTGTCATGTGTCTGCCTCAAAAAAAGGGCGGTCCTGCCGGTTTACTAGGTCAGTAACTCCTGACCATCGCCGCCGCCCACGACGACATTTTCATGTTTTATGGGTTATATATTTTGTGATTCGACTTTCTCTCTCATTAGATCACCAACGGATATTCCTTCCCGCGGCGGATCCAATGCTGGAGGAGGTTCACTAGGTCCGACCTCCGTTCGTGCGCCAGAGAAAACCTTTCCGCCCGCATCGCCATGCGCACCAGAGCCCTCTTCTCCCTCAGTAGCGGCCAAAGCTGCGGCAACTAAACCCGATGCGGTGACGCTGCGCGGAGCCAGCTTTGCGGCCTGCTTAAGCGCGGTCTTGCGCCACATCCAAGCAGCGTCACCGGCAAACTTGGAGTTCCACGGCGAGAAATCAGACTCGGATGCTCGGCTCCGCGCCTTGATTGCCATGACCTCCTTCGAGGTGAGATACGCGATGTGAGTGCCGCCGTAGACGTTGCGGATAATGCAATACACGCCGAGCCATTCGCCTCTGTCCTCGAGGGCGGCGTCGCAAGGTTCGAACTCAAGACGGCGCTCCGAACCGCGAATCAATTTGAAGTAGTCCTTCTCGCACACAATCTCGGCTTCGATGTCCTTCACCATGCCTGAGCGGTAAAGAAGCTGGCAGGTGCCCGGATACATCAGCATGAACGTCGCTTCATACTGGCCGTGGTTCTTGAACGGAACGTATGCACACTCCATCGCGGCGCCGGGATAGAGCCGAAATTCTGCGCTCGTAAGTAAACACTTCAAGATGCTCTCGAACGGACATTCGAGAAGCGTCGGCACTTTCGTGATTGCATTGAGCGCTGCAGCGAATAACCGCCGCGCCTCATCCATAGAACCGCACAAGCTTTCTATGCGTCTCCCGTTTTGCTTGAACCACGCACCGAGTTGTTCCTGGAAGGACGTAGTTCGGTTGACTGTTGCTTTCTGCCGGTTTAGATGTCCGGCCATCTCAGCATTGCTTGTGGGGCGCAGGGCTGTTTTCTCATTCGCCATAAAGTTTCCTGTATTTTTAAAAGTGTTGGTTGTAATCACTGATTGAGTTACGCGTCGTCGCCGAGTCTCTTTGCTTTGAAGAGCGTGTATGTGTAAGCCTTCTGTGTGCGTGCAGGTTGTTCAACCCGCGTGCATGACATGGCAAACTCACCACCGAGGGATCTACACACGGCGCGTTTGGCGTTGCCGATGGTCAGAAGCAAATTGTTCTTGATGTTGTCAGCTTTCTCTTTAGCCTCTTTAGCGAGCTTGTTCGCCGCGCTCTCTTCCTTCTTGATTTCGAGATACTCGACCAACAAAGGATAGTGTTCCTCATCGAGTTCAACGGTCTTATCCTCGATGTCACCAATGAGGCGTTCAACGATGCGTGAATCATCGGCCTGAGCTGCCGGCGGCACGTCGTTCCCAAGATGCCAAATGAACTTTTCTGCCAGCTCTACCAGTTGCGCGAAAATCTTCGCATCAAATTCAACCCATCGAGGAGAGAATTCTTCGATGTCTCCACCGATAAGAGGTGCAATGATTCCCCGATCAAGTCCAGTCACACCGAGTTGCCACATGACTTGAAAACGCGGCCCCATCGGTGTCGTAAAATCCCATTCACGTTTTCCGTGATAGCCGATGTTCTTGCACTCAAAGATTACCCTCTGAGCAGATTTCAAACTTTCAATGAGGGGATCTATCTCGTCAACTGGCGAAGCGATTTCACCGCTGGCGAAGTAGTCAGGAGTGGCAACTGCCCAGTTGAGTTCATCATGGCAGAAAAGCGTGTTGCCATACTCAACCTTCATGTTGAGGCGCCGAGCGCAGAGTTCAGCGATAGGGCGCTCCATTTGATTGCCCCACCACATGTGATCGTTTTCTTCGTCCCTTGGTTCCTTGCCGAGTTTTTGAGCCCAGAGTTTTAGCGGAGTGCAATAGCGGTTAGCTCCAACTATTGTTGAGATGTCGCCACTGCCGATGTTGTATTGCTTGGACTTGATCCAGGCCTCTCGTTCCTTCGTGATGTCGTGGATAAGAACTTTCATGTTCCCCTTGCGAAAAGAGGAACCGTGATAATCTCAACCCGTTTTGCCCGTGACAGGTATTAAATATTAACAGCTTTGGTGCTACACTCTGTCAAAACGAGTGGGAACTCTCACGGCTCCGTGCGGTTCTCGCTCGGTTCCACCGGGACCCATTCCCGTTGGAACTTTCGCGGGCTGTGAGTTATAGGGTTGATACGAAGGGAAACTTAGTTATCAGTCAGAGTTTGGCCGACAAACTCAGTTATCGGTCGAATTTCACCCTATAACCCGCAGCATGATTTGGAACATATCCCAGTTACACTTGTATTACAACGGCGAATTTTAGGCAGGAAAAATAAGGCTTTTTGCACAATTCTCTTCCGCGCCCCTTCCTCGCTTGTCATAAACCTGCACCATGTGAGTGGTGCTGTGACCGAGAGCATCAGCTACCGCTCGGTCTTCGAAACCTTGCTCTTTGAGTCGCGTTGCGAATGCAGCGCGTGCTGCATGCGGCGCGGCTTTGAGCCCGGCCATGGTGCAGTAAAAACAGAATGTGCGGTAGAGCGTCTTCGCTCCCATGCACCCGCGCCATCGTCCGTCTCGGTAGTAAAACGGAAACAGAAAATCCTTTTCAGTTGCACCTTCTGCTTTCCGTTGCGAAACGAGAAGTGAGAAATGTTCCGCTGCCCATTTTGGAAGCGGAGCCTCTCGCGCCTTCCCTGACTTCGTGTGCGTGAGTGACAAGTACAAAGTCCCTTGCGGTGTCACCATCACAGAGCCTACCTTCAGAGAGAGCACTTCACTTCTTCGAAGCCCACCGCCAAACATCACTGCGAGAAGTGCGCGGTCTCGGACTCCTTCCTTTCGCCGAATGTTCGGCAGCGACAAAACCTCATTGACCTTGGACGCCGGTATCTTTGCCGTTGGCCGCTTCTGCACGGCCTGTCGAGTGTTGATGAGGTCCTTGACTGCAAGCCAAGGATTCCTATCAAGTTCTTCAAGGGCGACAAGATGCCCGAACATCGAACGCAATGCATTCAACTTCAGTCTGAGCGTTGCATGCGACATCTGTGTTCCATCCTTAAGAACCTTTTCCTTGAGTTCAGAAAGGAATGCAGCTGCTCGTTGTGGAGTGAGCTTACTCAACTGCGCGTTAATCGCGCGTTGAGTCTTGCAGTTCAACCACTCTAAAAGATCACTCAGCGCCCTACGGTAAGTCCTTTTCGTGTTCGGACGCCGAAACTTAAGAAAACGATCTATCGATTCCGTGTACATAAAGCTCCTTAGTTAGAGTTACGTCACGAACTGACAGAACGTAGCACTGTTGATACTTTACGGCTGAACTAAACCCTAGTCCAACGCCACAAGCTCTAGAGAAGACTCGTGATTTTCACTTTTCTGGTCAAAGCACCTAGCAGTGACCATGCCGCGCCCGCTGCTGTGACAACTAAACTTGCCCCGCCAAGCGGAAGTTTTCCTGCGAGTTCCAAGTAGGATGCGACAACACCGACAAGTGCGATCAAGTTGCCCTGAATAGATTTGCTTTTCGTAGCCGCCTTTCCTGCCTTGAGTTCTACAGTATTCACCATCTGAGTTTCTCCTTCAACATTGCTGCGTTGTTCCCGATACCACAACTCGAGTTAGTTGCCTTCGTGCTTCGAAATTTAATTAGCATCAAAAACTAAAGCTTCGTATTTCGCGCGACGAAAGATGTTTCCTAATCGATTCTAAATTGTGGCTTGGTCAATGCCCATCCGTGTCTGTCAGCCCGCAGTACACTATTATCGGGAAAAGCTGTCGGAAGTTTCGTGCAGTCGTAAATTAATCTGCCTGTTCCATCATTGAGAATCGCGCGAAACTTCGGACGATCAACTACCTTCCCATCTTTGAGAATCTCAACTTTTTTGAAGGTGCCACGGAAACAACGCGGGAAAACTATCACCGCGGTTTTCTTCCATTCGGCCAACTTCCACACGAAGTCTTGTTTGTACCCGTCCTGCGCTTTGTGCTTCTCCGTAATGCCCCTCATGTCGACAGGGTTCAGTTCAGAGTTCACAGAATCGGCATCAGGCCGCACGAAGTAACGATAGACCGGGTTCTCTCTATGGGATGTCCACCCAGTGCGCTTGTAGGGAGGAATCCAGCCCTGTGCGCCGGCGCCGTTGCCATTCTCGCCGAGGCCCCACATCAGAACCGCACGGCAGTCCTTGTACCGATGCATGAATGCGGGAACGTCGATAAACTCGAAGTCGGTTCCATCGAGATCCACAATATCGAGGTTCTTTGGATTAGGTACATCACCATGCCGCTCGTGGAGCCAAGGCCCGGGAATAAACGATGTGGATACATCTCGAGGATTGTCCACGATTCTAGCCTCAGGAAACACGCCAGCAATGTGCATGGCGAGCCTGGTGAACACCTCCTCAGAGATGGGTTGATGCTCTAACCACGGTGAGACAGCAAGCTCGAGTGTTCCAGGCAAAGCTTGGTCTACGATTTTTCGTAATGCCACGAGTCGTCCAACGAATTTTCCAAGGAAGGCCTTGTCGGCACTCATCACCTTCTTGCACACGCTTTGCGTCGTTTCACGATAGGTGATCTCATGCGGAAGCGTATGGGCATTATTCATCCCAGGCCCGTTGATGATGTGCACGCGAATGAACTTCCGTTTTTCCTGCTTCAAAAGAGTAACTGCATTTTTACTGTCTTTCGCATTGAAGAAATGATCGAGCCAGCCGCCGCGAATCTCGGTTGCGGTCTCAAAAGATTTCAGAAGCCCAGCCATGTCGAATTTTGGATGACACAGCCCAAGAAAAGATCGCCCACGATTATCTGTCATAGCCCATAGTCCTTATCAAACTCGTTATTCACGAGCATCAGCAAGGTGCGCTCCTTTCTTCTCTGAGCGACTTGCCTGGCCCACAAACTATCTTCTAACTCGGCCCCTGCAACCGTCCAGTCGTGTGCTTTGATGGCAGCAATCAGATCATGGAAGTTTCGAAAACCCGAATCACCGACTTGAAATATGAGAGCAAGAGTTGCTACGAGTCTAGCTGTTCCCCAACTCTGCCAGTCCGTCTCAAAATGACGGTGAAGTGCATCGAATGCCTTGAGCACATCTTCTTCGAGAATTGCATCGATGACGGCATCACTGAGTCCACATGCTTGCAAGTTGTGGCCGATGCCGATACTCAAGAAGCCGAGCGGTGCTTTGACTTCACGCCCGGTAGCATCATCATACGTTTTGTTTCGCTTCCCTTCTTCGAGGACCAAGACTTTTTTGATAGTCTCAAAGAGGTCTGCCGTCATCAGAATTTTTCCGTTGCGAGTTTCACGACAATGGCAATCACTGCTGCCACTAAGGTTCGAACAGTCCAGGCTCGCCGTGCTTCAGCGCCTTCAAGACGATCCACTTTCATCTTGAGGCCCACTTGGCCATTGCCATAGACGGTGTGCTTCAGGCCCGTTAAACTATGCTGAACACTAGCGCGGCACTCATTGCAAGAGGTCTGGTAGAAATCCATTCGACCAAGGACAGCAACGAATTGTTTCTCCATCTCCCCAAGCCGGAATGACGTGTCCTTAACTGTCTCTCGTATGTCTGCTAAGACCTCTGCGTCTGTCATGTCACCCTTTAAATTGCATACTTAGTATGCAGCGCAGTAATAAAGTTCTCAACTGGAGTGTCGCTAATCGCGCCATCAAGTATGAAGGCTTCCCCGACATCACCGACAACTCCATAAGTGCCCCAACCTGGCCAAAATAATGAGGTACTGTCTGGGTCATAGAGCGGATCGGTATTTGAAGAGTTTCCGGAACTGTAAATATCAGATGATGTTAGTGTAACATCATGGTCGTGCCACATCTTAGTCGCGTTCCCGGAAAAGTCAGCGCGAACAACAACAACCGTCCAAGCATTCTGTTGAAGTTTGTAGGAAACACTCGCATAGCCCTGATATTCACTTCCTCCATCCTGTGGTTTTAACTGTGAGTAAAATCCCGTGTCAGTTGTTCCGCCACCCATCGAGTTGGCAGCGAACCTAATACTTCCGGCATTGTCCCCGAGACATACAAGCTTTGATAGGTTCGTGAAATCAGTAGGCTTGTAAGCCATTGCGAATGTTAAACCTGTTCGGTTTTTTGTGATTGCACCGGCTGCGGCAGTGCCGATGGTGAATCCATCACCACCGTCAAACGTCGCTACCTGTAAACCGTTTACAGAATTAGTGTGAAGCACGGGACGACTTCCACTTGTTGATTGTGTTCCGTTCCGTGCACTTGGCCCAGCGTCGTCTAAGTACTGAATGGATTCGTTATTCGCAGCCTGAGCGCCGCTACTGTTGCGCACCTTCGCCGCTTGCGTGAAGTCCCACCAGGCGAGAACTGTCCCATAATCACCAGGATTAAAGCTGCCAGCACTTCCACTTGCCGGTGCTGACTTCCCGCATCCCATAAGCATCATTGTGCTGGCCATGTTTATGCCTCTTCAACGTAGGCGAGGTGCCCACCAACTGCGATGGCACCGGAAAGATTTAAGTTAAGAGCTTCACCTGCCGCAGTCTCAATGAGTCCATCGAAATGTGATGGGCTCGCTCCGCCTTTGGCGTCCATGTAAATCAGCCCGGAAATGTCAGTGCTCGCACTCTGCCACTTTGCATTGACAGCGGCACTGGCCGATAGGACATAAGACACTACGCGAAGTTTCTTCGAGGCGACGGCAGCTACGATCTGATTCGCTCCAGATGAAGAGCAATCGATCTTCGCATACTTCACATCGCTCGTTACTTTTCCATCAGTCCCGCGTTGAATTTTGACTTTCTGGTAATGTACACCGCCGACATCATCCGTCGCGACTGTAATTCCCGATCCTTCAGTGATTTGCAGATTGTCAGCCATAAAAAGTCTCCTCAGTACTTGATAATATAATTTACACAAGCATAGGCCGGTGTGGCGACTCCTGTAGTGCCTCCGCCCTCGCCCGCTGTTGAAGTTAATGTCCCAGATCCATCCGTGGTGTTGTCACTCGGAGCACCACTTGTTCCCGCGCCACCAGAGCTAGTTGATAAGGTCGCCACGGATGTGGCTTGTGGGATGTCACCATCATATGCTGGATTGCCAACTCTTCCCTTAACTGAAGAGTGCGGATGTCCATGATTTCCCTGCGTGTCATTACGGGTTAGCACATAATCCTCTGAGCCAGAACTAGGCGGCATGGCGACACGAGTGTCAGAGGAATACGAACCACTATTCGCTCTACGATTTATATTATGCTGATGAGCTCCACCCGAAGAATCTACATAAATCGTCGAACCAGAATATTCAGCGGAATGACCGTGACCGTTCACATTGTGCGCATGGTCTGCAATTGAATGACTATGATTCGGCGTGCTGTGCGTGTGGTTTTTCATCGTGTGCGTGTGAGTCGCCACGGTGTGTTGATGCGCCGGCGTGGTGTGTGCGTGCTCCACTTGGCCGCCGGTTTGCCCCAGAGTTTGAAACCCGCCTACTGTTCCACGTCCAAGCGGGAACCGCTCACGAAGGTCAGGAAGATTGAAAGTTGTGCTACCATCCCCAGCTCCCCATGTAGTGCCGATTACAGCGAACAATGCAGCATAGGATCCAGTACGGCTGACTGCGGCGCCCTGACACCACGCATATGTTGATGGCAGAACCGAACCTGCAAATGGTAAGAGAGTCCCGACAGGCACGCCGGAATGTAAAGCCGTGTTGGCGATATGGCTGTCAATCGGAGTATGAAAGCCGAGGCTATCCCATGCCGAAGCATTCTTCTTTTGAAACTTATTCGAAGACTCATTGTAGCGAACGACGCCATCAGGAACATTCGAATCGGTGGTTCCGATGAAGAGCTTTGCCACTGAAAGTATCTGAGCCTTGAGCCTATCGAGCACGAGCTCTGCAAGCGTCACATTGGTCGGTTCATTAAAATCTGCCATGCTCTACACTCCTTTGGCCGTCCATGAAAACTTGCCCGTCACCTTACCTGTGCTGTTGTACAGGTAGACCGTGAACTGAGTCGGGTTCGGCGCATCGGTAAAATCATACACAGCCACCGGCTGATCATTCCCAAGTGATGCTTGGTATGCAGCAGCAGGAACAATTGAACTCACATCAATGAAGTCCCTGTTGAATTGCACCACTGCACCCGCCGTGGCATTGGTCACTTCACCACTACCAGCATCACTCTTCTGCTTCACGGACAATGTGAGCCGCACTTCTTCAATAAGTGCGAGCCCGGTTTTGTCACTCGCTTCAGCTTCGATTTTCACTTTGACATAGCGGAAGTTTCCGGCGAAGACCTGCGATGCACCGGCGTAGTCTGTCCATGTCACGGCATCCGTTGAAATGGAAAGTGAAGTCGTGAGAGTCACCTCACCATCGAGCACAATCGGATTGATGGCCAGCGAAATCATTACCGGCACTGTGATGAGCGCACCGAAGTCAACAACCTCTTCAAAAAGTGCTTCGAGCGCTCCCGGATGTAGCCACAAGCGATAACCGTCATCAATCATTTCTTGAACGTTGGCCCAGCCATTCACATGGAACTTCTGCTCCCAGCTTTGCGGCGCCACTGGCAAATAGAGTGCTGGCTGCGGAGTATTTGTAAGCGTTGAAATTGTGTTGTTGCCGCCGTATGTACCACCAGATGAACCGCTGCCGCCGCTACCGCCACCGCTACCTGGATCTTCACCACCACTGCCAGGAGGAGGATCTTCTTCATCTGGAGGTGGGTCTCCACCACCTTGAGTGAGGGGCGTTGCTTCACGCCACTCAATGTAACGATTGCTCCAGCAATAGTTTTGGTGGAACTGCTTGCCATTCCCAAGCCACGCGCCAAGTACACCGCCTTCGAAAATCTGATCGCCTTTATCAATCCATGTCGTATCGCCCGTGACGTGATAGAGCCATGCGAACACGGGAGCGATGAGCATGTTCAAGTCTGGCGCTGGCTCCTGTCCGCCATGCGGCATAGAGCGGTCGGTATACATGAAGGATTTGTTTGGCGGCAGCCAGCAGAGGTTCCACCCGTAGTTCCAGCTTTGAATTATCTGCGGGATGATTTGCGCATAGTACGGATTGGTCGGATCGTGCTCCCACATTTCGATGAGCGCTCGGCACGTGAGGGCCATCATGAACGGACGCAAGTAAGTCGCCGTAAGGTCGACTGTCCACTGCCTCAGATGCGAGAGAGCTTGAGCAATGTATGCATCTCGCTTTGTTGGCTTCGGTTCTCCAAGCTTTTCAGCGCAGATGTAAGTCTCAATGATATACGCGACTTCACGGGAGCCACCATAATCCTCACCGTTTACATCTTCTGTGTACGATACCGGTACTGCGTCGTTGCAGAGAGCAGCATTGCGCATGTTCATTATCGCTGTGCGCTTCGCGATGTCTCCGGTTTCGTTGTATGAGGCCATGAAACCATGCGCGAACTTTCTGTAGTTCTGCGGGTTCCAACCGGATGCAACTAGGTATGTGGTGTATACAGTGTCAGCAGCAAGCGCACCATTGCGCCAAAGTACATTACTGCGGCCAGTGTAGTTGTAGATGTCCCAATAACACCGCGAAGCATCGTAGTAGATTGTCGCTAAGGCATAATCCTGAGACGGGAAACCATTCGGTGCTCCAAGTGTAGTGAAATCAATGAGCTGCTGCGCGTACGTCGCCCCATACGAGAGCATGTGAGATTCGTAAGCTGCCAACTGTGGTAGTGGTGTCGGATAAGCCATATCAACTCGCCTTAGTAATCGCCACTAAACACCCAACTGGAGAGCCCGCACCACTCGTGCCACCACCAGTGCCTGAACGTGCGTAAGTGATCGCTGCGAGTAGTCCAAGAGGAGCACCGGCCACCTTCGCAAGAGAGCCGCGTGCATATGTGATGGTCGCAAGAAGTCCCAATGGTGAACCATACCCACCAGGCCCACCGGCACCCACAACAAAGCCGAGACCATCAATCAGTACATTTCTTCCAAGGCGCGCCTCCTCAGGTTTAAGCATGCCAGTTGCAACGAGTTCAAAGTCAGGCGGTTCATCAACATTCAAGATGATTGAAGTTGCATCGCTTCGGTTGTTCGCGGTATCGACTGCGACAATCCAATAACTGAAGGTGCCTGCAACCGATTCGAAGTGAGTGACGAAGGTTGCACTCGTTTCACCGAGGAGTGTTGCACCTTGGTATGTGTCGCCGCGATAGAACTGGAACTTCTTTACAGGAAGCGTTCCGCTCGTAGGCGTGGCCCATCGAATGAGAACGTTATTGTCTATGACATCTGCGGCTACGATGGCAGGTATGCCGGGCCTCACGACAGTCATGGTCACGCCGAAGTACGCGCCCACATTCCCATGAATATCAATCGCACTGATCCAGAACCAACGCTCACCACTCCAGTTAACCGGCGAACGGTACTTGAGACTCTTTGTGCTCACAAGAAGAAGGGAGTCATCGAAGGTTGGCACCGGAATGGATTCGCTCACTGCACCATAGCGCAACTCGTAATGACTTATCGGGAAGTAACTCTGAGGTTCAGTCCAGGAGAAGACAACATCAGAGCCCTCGAGTATGGCAATCATGTTCGGAGCTGAAGGTACAGGCACAACAGCTCTAAGTTGTGCTGCTGTTGTACTGTAGTTGCCCGAGGTGTCTCTGGCCTTAACAAGGAAAAGATACGTGCCACCGAGCTTGATACCAGTGGCAAAGCTTGTGCCGCGCACATCACCGAGAACTGTTGCAGTTGCCCATGAACCGCCTTCATTCGTGTAACGGATTTCATATCCGGCAACATCAAGGTCAGCGATGGGATTCCAACCAAGCCGCACACCGATGGCATCAACACTGCCGGTGAGCCCTTGCACATTGGATGGTGCAGCGGTTTTCCCAACTACGCGGTAACCTGCCAGCGTAGTCCAGGCCGAGTAGTTCCCTGCTGCATTCTTAGCTCGGATGCGAACATCATAGTCAACGCCATCATGGACATCGAGAATCCAAGCATTACTCTGATCGCCTGGCACTGTGTTTGCATACACGAATGTGCCGTGAGAACTTTCCTTGTATTGGATCTCGATGTGCCCGCCACTGAGAACATAGGCATCCGTGGTTTGAGTCCATGCCACCTTGATGCGCGTGAAGATTGTGCCATCTGAACGGATGTAAAGTTCATCAGTTCCACTGGAGAGAGTAAGCCCGGTAGGTTGCTGAACTGATGACAATGAAGGCAGGTCACTGTTCGGCGCAATGTCTACCGTGGTTTCTTCGCCATTGTTCCAGTTCCAGATGGCACTTGCCGTTTCCTTGAGGAGCAACCTGACTCCGAGAATCGGCGCTCCCATTGCATCCTCTTCAAGAGTCAGCTCAAGTTCTTGGATTCTAAACAGTTTATTCGTCCAGCCAAGGCGCTCACGTGTGACCTGAACTGTCTCCCCTACTTCAGCTTGCAGTGCCTTGAGTTTAGCAGTGCCTTCGAGAATGATTGATTGCCGATTGTCCTCAAGGAATATCTTCGCAAGGCGCTGTGCTGTTGCTGCACTCGTAGTGAATGGAAGCTGCAAGTCTTCATAAATGCGTTCACCACTATCGAGCGCCTGATAGTAGTCATTCTTTACAACCGGGAACTCACGCTCCTCATAGTTCTTGTCAGAGGCAACGTAGGTTCCGCGTACTGCATTGAAGCTCTCGTTCCGTGGTGCCTTGGCCTGAACGCGAAGAGGCGTGATCCAATCATCATCGGTGAGTGTGAGGATGGGCGCAGTGTATGCGCCTGCTCGAATCTTCCACTTCCCGCCCACGAAAGAGACTGAACCGGCCATGGCTGCAATCATCTGCTCAAGCACTGAAGCTTTATCCTCGGTCGCTTCAAATGCGCCATTGATGGTGTATCGCTTTTCGGTAGTAGCGTCGGCGAGAGTTACATTCTCATCACAGACATTAGCCGCGGCATTGAGTGCCGTTGTATCAATCTGATTCCATGGGATTCCAAAACCGATCTTGGTGTCAGTGAGGAAGTCAGCAATGACGAGTGCAGCATTGTTGCTGTAAGCAGTAGTTGAGGTACGAGTGTCGAGAACTGGCTTGCCGCGAACTTCAAAGAGAACATCAGGAAGACCTTCGGGGAATATCGAAGCATTCCAAACTAAAATCACATATGCATGAGCACAATTACGCTGCCGATGGTCGGCTGTCCACTTCGCTGGAACCTGCCCTACTAAATCAGAGTTTGCCTCTTGGTCTGGGTCTCCGAGACTGGCAGACATGAAGACTTTATTCTTCGGTAAGTTGATGTCATCGCCCCAAGGCACTGAACCATCTGCACCAAGAAAGCTGACATTCCATCGTGGATCGGGAGTGCCACCGAATATCACTTCATCGGTGTCGAGCCAAAGCCGATCAATGCCAGTTACCTTGTGGCCGGCCACAGTAAAAACCAAGTCGAGATGCGTCTTTGTATCCCTTGGCCGTGAGTTCACGAACGTGAGCACTCCGCCCACTCGTGCTTTGCCGTAGATGATTTGCCAAGGTGCTACTGCCTGACTGATTGAAAACTTCCGTCCAGGTTCACTTCTAATCTTCGCAACTCTGAGTGCTCGTGTGGCTTTCTGAACGACTTTTTTACTCTTCCTTAAGCGGTGTTCACGAATGTACTGGTCAATCTCGGCAGTTGTAACCGGGAATCGCTTTTTGGTTTCATCTCGCCTAAGAAACATCACTTCCTCTTTGTGTTCTTAGCCTTGCTGTTATTGTTCGCCGGTGGCTTCTTCTTCTTGATTCCCCACGAACCGTCCCATTCCAGAGTGCTCGTGATGTACTCGAAGCCGCGATCGTCTGGATAGAATATTTTCTGTGTTTCAGGATCGTAGCGATACTCCTTTGCGCGATCGCTCTTTGAGAATGCGGTTGAGTACCGCAAGGAAATCTCTGCATCGGCAACGCCTTCATCAAGTTCCGGTGTGTCGAGTTCACCTTGAAACAGAAGGTAGGGATCGGCTATGAGCTGACTCGATGCATCGAGTGCGCAGAGGTAAAGCTTTCCAAGTGCACCATGATTTGATCCAGTGAGTATGAGGTTGACCATCTCAGGAGGAAGCCCGCTCAAGCTCACGTCAATTGCGGTTTCGGTAACTTCATCACTTTCAGCTCCACCCTCCCAGCCGCGAAACCATCCATTACCTGACCACGTTGAGCCAGACCATGAGATGTCACCAGCTCCATTCCAAAGGCGCAACGTGAGGGTTGAGAACACGGCTTCAAAGAGAATCGCTGGACTCAGACTTGAGCTCTGAAGTGCCGCCAGTAATCCTGCTGAAAGTACGCGTGCCATTACAACGCCTCAGTAGCAACGAAAGACATTGAGCAAAGAAGCTGCTCGTCTTGTGAAACTAGCTCAGTGCTGTTGTCTGCCAGTTCAAAGAGTCCCTTGGCATCTTCGGTGATGACAGCAAGCCCATCAGCCGGCGAAGGTGAGTGAAGATCCGGCCATATCTCAAGCGACGCATTCCCAGATGAATCACTGTCAGCATCCTGCTTAAGCTTGTGAAGGCGGGTTCCCACTTGGATGTAGTCGCCAGCTTTAAGAATGCCAGTTACTGATGCGCCCCAGCCGCGAGTAAGTAACGTTCCTCCCACCTGGTCATTCCCATTAACGACGGGAGCACCAACAGCCACACCACGCGGCGTGCTACCCAATTTATCACCGAGCCAGAATGTCCCTTCCGGACCATTGAGACTCGTGATGAAAGCTTGCCAAGCCTCAGCATCAGCTCTTTGCATCGGCGGCAGGTTGACCTCCGCAATCCACATCTGCCCCTTGTGCTTCTGCTTCTGAGTGGAAAGCGTCCACGGTGAACGAGCCCGCCCGATGTTCGTCACGATTGTGAGAGTCACGCTTCGTGGTGCCGGGAAAGTAGGAAGGTCAATCGGGAAACTTATGCTCATGAGAAATAGGCTCCTCGGCCACCTCTACGTTGATTCCGCACAAAACTGTTGATGGCACGAGAGGCACTCTCCTCGGAGATGCTTCGCATTGCTTGGAGAATCTTTGCCTCAGTGCCGGGAGCTGCGCCTCGCGCATCAACAAAGACTTGCATGCGCCCCATGCCTTGCCCTGCAGGGCTTACGGAGCGCACGCCAAGCTTTCCGTTGATGGTTGTAAGCGGCAGAATTGCCTCCGGTCCAGCTTCACCAGCGAGGTGCAACTGTCCATCAGGACCACGCATCATCATCGGGCCAGCCAACACTGCGCCGGATGCATGCGCCTCCACAGTGGGCAGCGTTACGCCTGCATCGCCCGCGAGCCTGGAATCAACGACTGCTTTAGTGTTTGCATCAAACTCACTCTCAAACTGGATGTGCACCTTCGAGTTCACTTCAGAGGGAAGGTCTCGAAGTTTCTGCCCCATTTCATCAAGCTTTTCATTCTGCTTGTCGAAGTCGAGCGTCTGCTCATCCCATGCCTTACGGATTGATTCGCTCTTGCTGTAGATGTCGGCAATGATGCCGCCTGCAATTCGATCCGAGGCACCAAGCAGCTCCTCAAGGGTGTCAATGCCACGGTCTTTGAGTGCGCCCATGATGGCATTGATTTCCTCTTGGCCTACACCAGCAGTGGCAAGCTTCCCTTGAATGTCGCCAATGGTCTTTCCACCAGCCTCCTGAACTTCCTTGGCGAGGTCCTTTATTCCCTTGAGTGCAGCCACGCCACGACCACCAGAATTGTAAATCTCGTCATAGGCACCCTTCACGTCACCCAACTGGACAAGGCCCTCACCAAAGGCCTGGGAGACGCCCTGCAGGGCAACCTCGGTCTCGTGCCAGGTTTTATCTCCAGTTCGGCCAATATCGACTAGAGCTGTCTCCATGTCTTCAAAAGACACATTGAGTTGCTGAACCAAGAGTCTCGCATTGTCAACGGAGTCACCGAGGTTATCAATGAGGTATGCACCGAGTTGGCCACCTACGTCTTCCTCTATTCCAAGAAGTGCGCGAAATCCTTCACCGAGACCACTGAAAGTTGATCCATTTTTTGACGCATTAAGTTGGTCGCTCCAGTTTGAATTACTAAATCTGCTACTCGAACCCTCAAGAAAATTCAAATTTTCGGTTTGAAGTGTCTTAAGCTTTCCACTTGTGACATCGAAGAAAGCAATTGATCTAAGTTTGGAGAAACCTTCTTCGATGAAGTTTGCGAAGGCATGTCGCGCCTTGGTCTCTGGGTTTTGTGGTCCCCACTTGAACATTTTTCCAAGTTCGTTTCCGGTAACATTTCCAATCTGAGCACCAATGGCTGCGCCAATAGGCCCACCAAAGACGGCGCCTATGACTCCTCCAGCGACACTGCCAACAGCTGCACCAGTTCCGCGATTATCCTTATTCTCACGGTCGTACTTACTGGCATTCTTCCCAGCCTCGTATGCATCTATGGCAACCATCATACCAGCAGCAGCGTACTGTCCATTTGAGTAACCACTACTGAATTGCCCATTTTCCATTGCCGGGCCCTGGTAGCCAGCACCGTAAGCTTCCGACGATGAGACACCGGAACCCATCGCTTGGCCCGATTGCAGTCCACTGCCACCGAAGTAGCCAATCACTTGTTTTCCAAGGGACTGCCCAAGCCCTTGAGGTGAGTTAATGCCCTTGGGTGCTCCGGCGATCTCGGCCATGAGTGAGGCGGCAAAGCCACTCGCTAAATCATCGAATGCCTGCTTGAGATTGAAGGTTGTGCCGTTCAGTGCATTGCGGAAGATGTTCTGCCAGAAGTCTACGGATTCTTGATAGGCCGCTTTTTGCTTCTCAGCGAGTTCCTCTGCTGCTTTGGTGGAAGCATCGGACCACTTCTGAGAAATCTCACTGACTGCCTTTTCTGCTTCTACGGTTGCTTGAGCAGTAACATCCTTGAGGCTCACAGCTCCAAGCTTAACGGCATCCTCAAACTCTTTAACAAAACCATCGTAGACGGTCTTTCGCAGTTGCTCTTTCAACTCGGCAAAAGTGCTCTCATCCTGATTCGTGATGGCCTTATCGATGCCGGTTTCAATTCCATCGCGCGTTGATTGTTGAACCTTTGAAGCCCACTTCTCTTTGAGAGAATCCAACTTGCGGGCAGCAGCTTCTAAGTCCGCTTCATCAGGAACCCATGGATTCGGCTTATCACCGCCTTCCTGACTACGCTCCTTCTTTGCCTGAGCTACCAGCTCTGCCCTTGCTTTTTGAAGTGCTGCGATTTGGTCCTGTATGCTCTTTACTTTCGCATTGTCCCAACCTTCTTTCGGGTTCCCGAATCCAAGCAGTTCAGAAAGAGATTTATTGGACCAACTGCTCAAGTCTTCCAAAGTCTCTTGAAGTTCTTCGATGGCAATGTCAGTGCGAACTATCTTTGCCTCTAGGTCGTCACTGAACATTTCTCTAAAATTGGCATCAATCAATGAAAGCTTGTCAGCGACTAAGGAAAGAAACTGCCCAAGTGGCTTGCTGTCACTGAGGATGCGTGCGATGCGAAGGCTTGCCTCTTTCATTGAGGCATTGGCGCGTTCAATAGCCGCCGCAGTATCATTCTGCAATTCAGGAAGGCGACTCATCGCGCCGGGAAGCTTTTCTATGGCTTCACGGTAAATGTCGGCTTTCTCCTTTGCTTGAACAAAGATACCAACTTGAGCCAAGGCTTTCGGCTTTAGTGACTCAAAAGCATTAGTAACTTTTTCAATTCCTTGAACGGTGTCGATTCCAGTTGACTGCGCGAACTGAGCGCCGAGTTCAGCTATTTTGTCAAAGTGCTTTTCAAAATCAGGTAGCCCTCGAATCATTCCCTGATTCGCAATCTTCATTAGTGTGTATGAGTCGACTACTCCAAGGATAGCAGTCTTCGCTTTTCCAATATCAGCTGAGGCACCACCAAGACGCCTAAATGATTGCTCAATATCTCCAGCTTCATCCCCTCGCTTGGATAAGTCGCCAAGTGCTCCGGCGAGTTTTTGGATGCCATATATTGCACCAACAGGAACCGCAATATTGAAAACTTTCGAGAGTGACTTCCCAACAAAGTCAGCTTGCTTAGCGAAACCCTTAATGATTGATGTCGCCTCATTCATCGAGGCGCGAAGCTTCGCAGTCTCAGCAGTGAGCTCTACGACTAAACTTCCAACATTAGCTGCCATTATTGAACGTGCCTCCGAATCGCCTGTAGGCCATGTAGACCTGCGCCTTTAAGTCGATAGGCTCAGGTTCAGTATGAAACAATTGTTTCGAAGGCATCCAGTCGTGGATTTCAACATCTTTCGCACCAGCGATGCGAGCGACCGTGTAACAGATCAGTGCCGATGAGAATTCCTGTCGCTCCATCTCGCGCTCGTAACGTTTACGAAGTTCGGCAAGGTGTGCAGGTGTCGAACGCCAGAACTGTTCAGGAGTAAGGCCGAAGTCATACACCGCGACGGCTAACCACTGAAGCCAGTCAGTGCGGCCGTCACCGGCATCTACCCGTTTTTTTCTGCCGCCTCCGGTGTAGCCATAGCCTTGACGTAAGCATCGATGATGGCCTTACCAGCGGCAACGATGTTGTCACGGTTGAGCCAGCCACCAACTTCCTCAAGAGTAAGCTTCGGTTCATCAGCTTTGAGCATGCCCCACAAGAAGGCACGGACTTCGCGGAAGCCGGGTTTCTTCGCCCACTCTCCGGTGAGCACCTCTATGCCGAGAACTTGTTCAATTAAGCAAGCCGCATTACATGAGAACACGAGCTTTCGTACTTTGCCGCCGATCTCAATTTCAATTTCAGGAATTGCCTTGTCTGCATTCATACTGTGGCCCTACCAGTAAAAAGGCACCGACTGTTAATTCAGTCCAACTCTTGCGAATCGCGCCGGGCCGAGCGCAGTGCCATACTAACTACCAGCCCAATTACAACTAGGCCGGCGGAGTGATCGCACCCTTAATCTTCAAAGTGACGCTCGCGCCGAGTTTTCCATCATGCGGAGCATCGAAGCTGAAGGTTGAGATGTAGGCCGCGAACACCCAGGTTGAAGTACCATCAGGCAACACCACCTTGAAGTTCCGAAGAACATTGTCAATGTGATCATCGATGATCCCCTTCTGCTGCACATCGGTCGGCACATACGACAGACCGAATGTGATAGTGCCAGGGTCTTTGAGGGTCGGAATCTCTTCCCTGAACCCGTCCGGTGACTCTTGATGTGTGACATCGGCATACTGCTGAGTCATTCCAGAATAACTGATGCCTTGAATCTCCGAGACCGTAGTGAAGATCTCTGTACCATCTGAGCCGCCTGCCGTCGTGGTGACGGTTTGCGCCGGGCATACACCGGAACCATCGCCAACAGCGTTGTAGTCGGCCTGCCAAGAATCAGAGAAACCCGCCTGCGCATACAACCAAGCGACGACTTGCGCTACTGTTGCAGTGGTCGGAATGGTAATGCTGATAGCATTCGCCGTCAGAGTCGTCTTCACGAAGGTTGAGCCAGAGCTTGCAACCGTGATGCTCTTTCCGTTACCTGCAACTCCCGCTACTTTAACGAGAATCCGGATAGAAGTGTTAGCCGAGCCCCAAGCCTTGAATGACTGAACGCCCGCGCCTACTCCGCCGTCGCCTCTCTTGAGTAATGATCCTTTACCCGCAATCGCTGCTGATGTTGCCATAAATCCTCCAAAGTAAAATCAAGCTGGAACGTCATGCCAAATTGAACATTGGCAAGTCGCGTCCCAAATATCTTCTTCATCCTCGAACAATTCCGATGATGACCAATCGATCACTGCATGTATCTTGCGGCCTCCCACTGTTCCAGTGAAGCCGTGCAATGCTTGTCGAACTAGCTCAGCCATGTCTCTTGCTGCAAGCCCCGTGCTGCCGAACACTTCAAGTTCAACGCGAGATGTGGCAAGAAGTGACCGTCCATCTTGGCAGTCTTCATGTTCAGTGATGAGAACTCGATATACGACGGCAGGTAGCGTGGTGCGTTCAGGCAGAATTTCAAGAAAGATGCGAGTGCTTACAACTGCCGTGAGCGGTGCACTACTGCCAAGTATTTCTAGGAGCGCTGCTTCAATCATGACTTCTTCACATAAAGTTCACGTGCAATTGCTTTCCCGATGTCGTCGGCCATGCTCTCAACAATCGCTTCCTTGTTGATGTCAGCCCATGCCTTTGTCATCCACTCAGTTGCATTCATCTTCTCAGTGCCGAACTCTAGGAAGCGTGCGTAGTAGGCCAGTGAGCGGATATAGAAGTGCGGGAGCTTCTCCTTGGCTTTCATCACCTTAATTTGCTTTCGGAGATTCCCGGGTAACCGTGCTTTGGAGCGCTTCTTGTTCCAGATTTTTGGATGGTCACCTACAGGGGCGCGTGCGCGAAGCTCATCACGAATCTTGATCGCCCATTTGCGCGTGGTTTGCGTGAGTGCCCTAAGCGCCACTTGATCAGGCAAGGCATTGAGAACTTTCAGTGCAGCTTCAACACCCTTCACTTCGAATGAGATGGTGACATCGCTCACTGTATTGACTCCGCGAAAATCTCAAGCCCTTCCTTCCGGCCGACTTCATGGATACCTGTAATACGGTAGTACCTGGAATCGAAGCTTATGCGCATGTCTTCACGAAGCCCGGATAGAAAACGAATAGTGAATGATGTTGTTTTCACTGAGCGAATTGCCTGAGCACCGCGGTACTCTCGTGCTGTCGTAGGAGTCACTGAGGCAAAGACAGTGGCGAAGGTAGACCAAGCTTTCGTTGCCTCACCGATGGCATTGCGCGTGACCGTTGGTTGCTCGATCAGAATCTTGCGGTCCAGTATGCCAGCAGCCGGAAAGCTCATGTGTAAATCCTGTAAGGGCCAACGAGGTACTCATAAGTCATGGGCACTTCAACTTGAACATTACCGAAGCGAACAGGTTCCCGCTGCGCGTACCAGTGCGCGACAAGAAAGCGCATTGCATGAATTAAGTCTGCTGGAATATCTGTGTCGTCATCACCATAGCCAGCGACGTAAGTAATCTGCACGGCATCTGCACGACTGTATGTGAGAGGCCAACTCTCGCCGTAGTTCAAAACGATTCGAGCCGGGCTTACGGTGACATCAAGCGTGTACAGTGATGAGTCAAGAGTTTGAAGCACATCGTCTGCATCGTAATACTTGATGTGCGTGATGCTTTGAATTGGAGACTTCTCAAGAGTCAGAACGCGCCAACTCGGAAAGCCCTCAAGGTTGGCTTGCCAGGTTTGCGTGATGAGGGCTCGTCCGATTTGCGTCTCAGTGACGATTCGAGCCGCGGCGATCAATCCGTCAAGGTAAGTGTCATCATCCGTACCACTGACTCGCAGGTGACTGCTTTTAAGTTCCGTCCTATCGAGTGGTTCGGTGGCCGGAGGTGTGACTAAGGTTAAACCCACAAACGCCTCGCTGCTTTGCGCCAGGAGATTCAACTGTTGCTTCTATGCTCGGAGCTTGCATTACCCGGCTCTGTCTTACTCCGCGCTCATCTTCGTGTGGACCAAAGGCACAGTAGTAATTCGCTTGCCTGGTCCTAACTAACTCGTCTGCGAGGTGTTGCGGTACACTCAACACTTCTCTCGGTGTGACCTCTCGGCCATCGAAAGAAAACTGAGTGACCGCAACGATCCTCACATCCATAGGGTTTACGCCACCGCAGTTGCGAGCGTATCGATGTCACCCTGCTGTCCACCAGTGACGAGGATAATTAAATCTCCCGCCACAGGATCATTCACAACTTCAGTCAACTTCGCACGCACGAACGGTTTGCCACGAGGAAGGTCTGTCCCTTTGACCTCAGCGACATATACGGCATCCTTGTTCGCCGTGGTCGTGAAACCCGCAGTAGTCGCCGCCAACCATGCACCAAAGTCATCAGCCGGGCAGGCTTCATTCTTGGCATACGGGAAGGCGATAGCTTCAGGGTTTGAACCTGATGCATCACTGCAAGCTTCAATCGTCATCGTTGCTGTTCCGGTATTCGTTCCAGCAGTTTTCTGCCGAAGAATGAACGCAGCAGTTTGATAATCTCTCAGGCTGACTACATCCGAGGTTGGAGTAGCATTGTAAATGTCTACACTCGGCGCGATGCCAGCCACAACTTTCACTTGTTCAAGTAACCGATTCATATTTCCTCAACTCAAAAGTGCTTCAATGCCGCACTGTGATAAGCAAGTCAGGCCCACGGCCCTGGGCCAGGTTTAACTACGCTCTCTCAGCGAGGGTCACGAACGGAGAATCCGTCAATGCTCCCTTGCTACGAGTGAGCGGGGCACGCCACATCGGCTTGCCGTTCACGCGCATCGTCCAGCGATAGGTGTTCTCGCCATAGATGAACCGAACGTGCTGCGACACAGCTCCCTTGAGTCCACCCTTACGAACCAACCGATACTGGCTGAAGTCCGCATAGAGGATGTCTCCGAGGTCGCCAAGTTGCGAGGCGTGCTCACTCTTGCGTACCGGCTGACCATACATGGTGCCGTATCCCTTCTGACTAATGCCGTTGGCCGGCATGTAGACCGGGATGGAGGTTCCACCGGACGGCGTGAAGAAGAGAATTTCAAGCTCTTCCTGGACACCAGAACCGATGAACCACACGGCACGCGCTTCAGAACCGGCATACATGCGCCCATGCATCTTTCGGATGTTGGGATGGAGCACGGTGTCTGCCGTTTGGCTGCCTTCCTTCGCAACAGAGATGAGAGCACCACTGTTGAGAATGCCAAGGCACTCACCATTGCCATCGCCACGGACGATTTCCTCATCCAGTACGAAGGCCATCTCAGAGGTGAATGCAGGCTCGATGATGCTCTGCAATGCAGCGGCATCCTCAAGGAGCTCCTCAGTCGCATAGGCAATGGCCGACAACTTCTCAGCCTGAATGCGGTCTTTGCGAATCTTGGTCATGCTCGCTGCAACCGTTCCGGCTTCCTTGTCGCGGTATACGCGAACGCCACCAGAACGAGAGCCAGTAGCACGTGAATCCTCAACTACCTCAGCCCACTCAAGAGCATTCGAGTTAGAGCTGATGGTCACGTTCTCGCAAAGTTGCGCGATGGTTGAAGCATCGTGCGTCTTCTGCCAAAGGGTCTGCTGGAAGTCCGTCTGAACGAGGAACCCGCCATCAGCACCAACGCCTTCACTGTGTCCAGTGGCGCGGGTCTGAATGGACTTCTGAAGCTCATCGAGCCTCTTGTCCATTGAACGACCGGGCATGCTGGAATGAGCAACTGCCTGAAGGTAATCACCCAGGCTCTCAAAGCCGCGATACTCACCATCTTGGTTGTGCTTATCCTCTCGGATGATCTCAACACGGGGAGCTGCGTTTGCCGGAGCATTGAGGCTACTCGCAAGTGAGCGGCCTTCTTTCAAGTCCTCCGCTCGCTTGATTGCTTCCTTAACTTCCTTCGCTTCGGTTTCGAGCTGGCTGTATTCAGTCTGCTCGGCTTCAGTGAACTTTCTGATCTGACCATCCTTAGCGACGGCGCCGGAAAGCTGTTCCATCCGCTCAAGTTTCTTCTCAAGCAGTTTTTTTAATTCCAAAAGATTCATATCGCCTCCAAAAAGAGAAATGCGTGCAACCCTCTCGGGTCGAAAAATTCGACGTTGTATCGGAAATCAGCGCCGTAATGACGGCAGGTAGGTTTCCGCTCGAAGATGCGCATGGGCTTCGGTAATGACCGAAGTTAGGCGCAACTCGTGCGTTACATGATCACGAATGGAGCAAGAGAGGTCAGAGTGTCAAGACGTGTGCTAAGGAAGGAATCTATTCCAAAACTTGCGGACCATTGTTGTCGACCTTAGCAATGACCTTCCCGGTGTAACCATCACTCACCGTGAATAGGTGGTTCGAAGAATAACAGAATGATGCCGTGTTCAAGAATGCGAGCTTGTCCTTGTAGGGGATACCATACCAATCACGGTTTACAAGAACATTCGAAGGCGTTGAACCGCGCATGAACAACCCTGCCTTTCGCATCTTAGCAATTGAAATGTCCACTTGTTTGCAAACCTTGTCTTGCTCGGATCTGCGAACGGCAGCTTGCTGTTCAGCCAGCTCGGCAGCCTTTGCAACTACCAACTCTGCCGTTTCCTTCTCTGCCTGAGCCTTAGCCTCAGCGAGTACCTTTTCCTGTTGCGCCTTCTCACGCGCCGCTGCCAGAACATCCCGACCGCTAGGTGGCCTTGCTACCACTAGAAAAAGAGCAGCACCAACCAAGACAACCCAAAGTAGATATGTAAGTTTCATAAGGCCCTCACGTAAGAAGGCCTAATTATATCGCTGTATTATGACCTAATTCAAGTTACATCCGAAGCAACTGCAGCCGGCGGGCCCTAGCTTCGCGTTCCATCTCGGCTTCAATCTCAGCAAGGCTCGGTTTCTTGAGCTTTTCCAAGCGTTTCTCAAGCTCTTGCTGCTGCTCACTTTGTGAACGCTCAATGGACACTTCAGTCCCTTTATATGCAGGGAAGGTCACCGGGCTCACGTCATAGAGCCGAACTTTCTTGATGGTGAAGTGCGGCTTATCGCCGGTCTTGTCGAGTTCTTCCTGCTCGATAACGAAACCGAATGAGCTTTGACGAACGATGCCAGCTTCGATTTTCTTGATGAGGTCACTGGCATCAGAAGTGTCAGGCGGGAAGATTTCATAGAAGAGGCCGTGAGAATCTTCACGGAGCTTCAAGGTCTCAGGCACGCGGCCGAGCGGGATGTTCGTGTCATGGTTCCAGAGCGCAACCACATCATCGCGGGTCACTGCATCCTTGAATGCGCCAGGAGCGATGCTCTCAGTGAACATGCCAAGGTCAGTGCGTTGATTGAAGACTGCCGCATACCCAGTGATACGAGGCTTTCCCTCTTCAGCGGAAGCATCACCTGCCCTACGTTCAATCTTGATTTCACCTACAGTAAAGCGTCTCTGTTCTCCGTCCATTGTATCACCGCCATTAAAGCTTGAAGTTCATCTAATGCTCGCTCTTCATCGTAGTCAATCAATGTGTCTGGCTCAAGCCGTGTGAATTGAAGATGCGCAACGGGAATCAGCGACTCAGAGTTGAGCGTCACTTCACAAGTTGGCGCATGGGCTTCGATGAAAAGCTTGATGGTCTTCTGTTTCGAGGCTACTGAGACCTTCCTCGGCTTCGGCCGTGTAACCGGCATCCATGGTCGTGCGCCCGGCGGCGGGATGGCATCACCAGTGCTCTCACTTCGCAAAGCATTGGCAGTCAAGTGAAGTTCAACAGTTGGAAGCACGGACTCTGCCGGGCCAATCTCGCTCACTTCTGAAGTTGGAGCATTCGCTGCGAGTCCGATGGTGTCAGTTATGAGCAACGATGTGTGATGCTCGGTCAGCTCAGCAGTGAGGGCATTTGCGCTCAGTGTGAGGACGCCGGTCTCAAGAGCTGATGAGAGCATTTCAGTAACAGAAGCTTCCAGCGGCTCGGCACTGGCAACAAGTTCAATGTACGTGCCAGAACCAATATTCGTGAATGCTGCAAGGATACCGATCGCCTCGCCTCGGTGCGGCAGAATGTATGATGTGTCATTCGCTGCAATCGTAGCTTCAAGTGCATGCGCCGCTATTGTCAGTGCAGCAAGTGAATCACCTGCATACGTGAGACCGAGGAGCAAGCCGAACGGGCGCCCGATATTCTCAGAGAGAATTGATTCAAGTGGTGGAATGGTAGCAGAGAGTGCAATGCCCTGGAGCGACAACTCGGCAGTTGGCAGATTGGAGTACTCTCCTGCCCCTGCTTCAACATGTGGCCGTGTGACCGCAGTTATCGTCATGTTCCCTCTACTTCAATGAGAGGAACTGAAGCCTTGTAAGAGTCTTTTTTACTCGCTCCGCCATACTCCCAGGTTCCGTGTGATCGTCCTCAACAGCGTTCCAGACAGCACGCGCGAGTGCTGCCGCACTAAACTCTGCTTCATTAGTTGAAAGCCCTGCAAGGTATCCTACAGCCTTTATCGCCGCCGATGGTGTGAGCGTAATGGAACTTAGCCCGGAAACTCCACCGAGCGCACCGAGCAGCGCCGTACCCGAAAGGGAGATAGTAGCTGAACCCGTTGCAGCAGCGATAGAAAGAACGGTGCCATTCGCCGAAAGGGCAATACTCGCTGATGCGGAACCCGAAACTATTAAACCACCCGTCGCTGTCGGTGTGAATGTAATGCTCGCAGTCCCGCTTCCGGGCTTTCCTCCAACAAGTGCCGCAGTTTGCAATATACTTAGCATAGCATTTCTGTGCGAAGACATGCCGCCTGCGGTGCGAGGAAGCGCATATGAATATGGTGGCAGGTATCCGGGCGAGAATCCTAGCTTGTCAGTTTCTCCAGCAATAGCAGCGTCTCCTCCATAGTACATCGGAAGACTCCCTGCTTTTAGCCACATAATAGGATTAGTTTGTCCGCCTACAGAATGTCCCGGATTATAACTATCTATGGCGTAGTTGTTTAAAAGCATTAGTTCCAAACAAATTCTAAGTGTCCACTAAATGCTGAACTTGCTGGAGTTGCGAGACCACTTCCAACAAGTAGATATAGCGCTGCTCCATCATAGACACGTGGCAAACTTGGCATTTCAAAAAGTAGGTTCCTCTCAGCCGCCAGGCCCAATGTTGAGAGTGGCAAACGAGTGAGCTCCTTCAACAACGCGACAGTATAACTGCCGGATACGTAGCTTACTGAATTTTGGATCGTGTCGATCTGTGCAATGCCAGCGTCGCCACCCTGTAGTGGTACCTGATAATTATATTTTCCCGTGCCAGTCGCACCGGTATAGATGATGTGACTATTAGAGGCAGCAGTCTTTCCTATTGGAAGAACCGCCGGTGTTGCCCTACTCGCCACTTGTTCGGAATTTGTGTACCCGAGCGACAAGTTCGGTGTTGCTGCTCCTAGGGCTGTAGATGCAGGGTTGAAAATAATGGCATTTAATCCCGCTCCGTTTGTGTATCTGGGCAACAACCAGGAACATGTGTGAGTTCCAGTTCCAGCATCAGAAATATTAATCGCTGTTCCTGCAATTGCGTTTGCATAGGTGGTCGCCAGCTTGAACGAGGTATCACTAACTCGAATAACGAAGTAATCTGTTGCTAGTGAGAGCCCTCCTGGTAGTGTTGTGGTAGTTGTCAGCCTTACTCTCGTTCCTGTCAGAACGTTACTGGGTATGCTAACTGTGCTAGTCCAAGTACAGATGTCGGTGCTTGCATCTGCTGTGAACGAATCACCTTGTCCGAGCGTGTTTGTTGTACTCTGTGCAGTTGTTGTTGTCACAGTAGTAACCCTGTAAAAACCAACAACATCAACAAGTGCAACTATTGCTGGACAGACTGTTGCCGCCGCACTTACACACGACGCCGAGAGTAAATGTTTAGTGTAACTTGGCTGCACGTTTCCACCGTGCAAAATGGTCGCTGCGTTTGTAGTTATGTCTTTTACCGGTTGAAAAAGCAGATTAGTGCCAGCATCAAAAATAGCATCCGCACCAGGGTTGCCTGCACCACGAAAAAGCGTGTGCCACTCGTTGGCAACAGCGGCGGCAGATGGATTAAAATTTTTCCCATACTGTTGCCGCCACGTGCGACCATTAGTTAATGAGGATATGATTTGGTCTTGCGAAGAAAATCCCGGCATAGTGCTAACTCCAAATAACTTTTAGGTCACCCATAAGCACAACACTACTGAGTGAACCTTGCGGCAAACATACGAAATTCAGAAATGCGTCGTCTCTTATTTTTGGCATTATACTTTCTACTAAAGCAAAGTCTTTCTCATACGGCGAGCCCTGTTCCTTTAGAATTATCTGCGCGAGTGGTTTGACCAGGATAAGTGAAAACAATCCAACGTCGGCCCCTAGCATCGTCACACTGTCGATTGAACGAACACCAGAGTCATCCCCTTGAAGCCCAAAAAATGGATTGCAGGCACGGTTCGCATTAACAGTAGCTGAGGTCACAATTGAGCCGACTGCGGCCGCTGAATTTTGTGTGGAAATTACGGATGTCCGGCCTGAGACGCCCTTAGAGTTAGTATAACTGAAGCTGAAGTTATTCCCTCCAGTTCTACCAGCTACGCTAACGGCTAGCACCTGCACGCCTTCCCCGTCCGTATATCTAGGCAAAGTGACAGAGTTGTCTAGTGTTTGAGCGTCAGTCGTACTGTCATCACAACTTGGATAATACAACAGGTAGTCGCATAGAATGAACGTTAATGGCAGCCCGGTAGCACTAGAACTAAGAGCCGTCATCAAACGTAGATACTTATCTTTTGGCGATACGTTAGCGCCGTGAAAAAGTCCTCCATCTGAACTTTGAGAGATTGATTTTGCAATGAGTGGAGGTGCATCGAACCAGTACTTAGGCGGAGGATTCCCAGGACTCATGGCGAGATCAAACCAAATTCCGGCACTTGTTGCCTGTGATGGGACCTTCCGCCATGTATAGCGCCGCATCCGTCCTTCTAGTTCGGCATCGACAATCCCTTTGATGTTCTCAATCGCCATTAGTCAATAACAACGTCCAATTCACCAGCGTTAAACTGTGGCTGGATACCATTAGAGATTGAGAGTGACGATGAAAGTGCACCACTCACAATTATTTGACCTGCACCATTCTGAGTCGTACAAATACTGTAGTATGTCGCTGTTGCGGAGCCGCCAGTACAAAGTGGGAATTGAAGTAGCGCGGCATTGCTCGCCTCACTTCCACTTATAGCAAAGCCAGTAGTGCGTGAGATTGCCACGCCGTCATAACCGGTGTAGCTAATCTCATTCGAGACAGCTGAGCCAGCCTCACCAGGATCTGCGCTGTGCAGACGCACATAGAAGCTACCATTCGCTGCCCATGAAGGAACCGTCGAATCAAAGATATAGGCAGCAAGATCATTTTCAGTCGAGTTTGATGCAGACATAATTTATCCTCATGAATAAGAAAGACTTTCTCTGTTGTTCCAGACGTTATCGAAATTCCCGTTACCATCGGCCATGCGAGATGCACCGGTTTCATTCACTATGCGCTCAATTCTCCACGCACCCGAACTTGTAGCCGTTCCTGGCGCTGCGTAGCCAACGTAAGTATAGGTCGCTCCTTCATCAACTTCCCGGATGTACGGAGCCCACAAGTCAGGCCGCACATGCTGCACCTGCACGCCGCTTCCTAAGTCGGTCGAGCGCACCGTGTAATCAGTGAGCGTGCCATTATCAACTGTCAGGTTATCGGCCATAGTTAGCTACTCAGGGAAAATAATCCTCCAACTGGAATCTGCAATGTGAGCGTGTTCCCATCGGTGATGACAACATCGGTGTCAGCATTGTTGATGAGTCCACAGCATATGAGTGGGTCACCTGCCACGGTGTCATCGAAGATGACGAAGCGCCGAGCCGTAAGCGATCCTCCAGTGGCCGTGAAGACAATCGGATCACACGTGAACTTCGCAACGCCACTAGATTCAACGAATGAGATGCTGGCAAGTGTTTGCCGAACATACCCGCTGCCACTTAACTCATTGGTCACATCAGCGAGCTCATCATGTGTGGTGAAGTTGGGAGTATAGGCGCTCGTGGTGAGAAGGCACTTGAATACATCGGAAGCGAGGTCAACAGTCTTCGCCAGCTTTTCAAGCCACTTATTAAAAACCTGATTAGTGCCCGTATACGTTGCCATGCTACTCCTTCGTTATGATCGCCTCACGCTGCCCATTCACCATTTTGTATTGAAGCCGGAACGTCTCAGGTTGTTTCGGTGCTGACTTAAGTTCGACGACATTCGGCCCTGTATGCACATGTACCACTGGAGTGCTTGTCACGTTAAGCCCTGCCGTATCCGTCAAAATGGAGAGAAACTCACGCGCGCGGCGATCAGTTTCCTGATCAACTGTTTCGGTGGAAGTAGTGTTTGCAGCGACCTGCTCAAGCCACTTCTCGGTGAAGAGTCGTACCGCGATTGTCGCAGCCTGCTCGGTGTCTCGCTTTCCTTTTGCACCGAGGAATGATTGTGCTGCTGGAACGAGAGCTTCAGTGACGAGCTTCTCAAGAACTTCCGGTTTCGCTTCTCGCTTCTGCGCCTTGTTTACATATCGAGCAAGGAGCCATCGAAACATCGGCAGGAATGCCGCTTCATCAATGGCTCGCTCCTTGTCTGATGGTTCCTCATCATCCTTTTCGTCCGGCTTCTCAGTTGGTGCAGGAACGTTTTGTGGCGTGTTCGGTGCTGGCTCATCGGCAGGGCGAAGGTTATGAGAGAGAAGAGGCTTGTCGCCGATCTCTTCTTCAATCGGGTTCCGGTCTTCCAGATGCCGCGCTTCGTTGATAGTGAGAAGACCATATTGAAGCTGATTCACAATGGCGTTCGTTCTTCCCACGAGATCACCGCGAAGAAGCGCATTCACATTAAACTTCGGATAAACCTTCTCATCTGCCTTGGAGTTAAGTAGCTGCCGCTTAATGCATCGCTCCCACCTAGTCACCCATGGCTGAATGGTGTGCTGCGTGAACATGAGGTTCAATTGCTCCACCGATGCGAAGGCCATGCCCTTTTCCATGCACTGAATCATGACAGGTGGCATACGATAGAGACGCGCCATCTCGATGGCTGCAAACTGCATACCCTCTGCCCACTGAGCATCAGTGTTCTTCATCGAGGCTTCTTTGAAAGTAACGCCCTGCTCGAGCAGCGCAGCCTTTCCGGCTTTCTTTGAGCCGAAGTACTTCTTGAAACTATTCATGAAAGCTTCACGCGCATTGTCATCTTTGAATGCGTGGGGCGCCTGAATGAAGCCGGACATGAAAGCGCCATTCTCAAAGATTTTATTTCCGTACTCCTGCAGTGCCAAGGCGAAGGCCACCGCATCAGAAGCCACCCTGATCGGCGTGCGGCCTTTAATGCCGTCTTTGGTATGGTGCTTGAAGTGCAGAATCTCTTCAGGCGGGTACTCTTTCCGCTGCCCGGTCTCAGGTTCTTGGTAAATGTAAAAGAGTTTATTATCTTTGAGCTTCGGCTCCATGCGGGATGAGTCAAGCGGAAGTAGTTGAATGATTTCCCCTGCCCTCGTTCGCATCACATGCGCATAGGCATCACCGTGGTCAAGAGCATTCCACTGCATGGCCTCAAAGAACTCAAAGGAATCCATGAACGGATTCGGTTGATCATGAAGCAGCTTCCAGAGTGCATGCTCTCGCTTCATGACATTGGTGCGCTCATCCGTTGCCTCAACCAGCATTGCCGGAAGCATGGCGATAGATTCGGCAATGGCGGTGTGACAGGCAAAGAGAGCTGAAACTCGTGCCGCCGTAGTCGGGTTTACCACTTGCCCCGCCGGCTGCCGTCCCATGTCGAAGGAGTCTCGCAAGAAGTCCGCGACTGTATAGTCACTGTCTTCGAGAGATCGCTTCTTTGCAAAGATTGAAAAAATGTTCACGGCTATTCCTCTGTTTCATACTAGGGCGTCAAGTCATGCGACGTAAACTCCTGTCGTGTTGTACACGAAGTTCACCGGCTCAGGAGCGGCAAGCAATCTTCCGATCGCCATCGCCGAGGCCACAACTCCGTCAACACGATCGCCAGACTTGTCCTTCACCACTTTAATGTTCTCATTCCCATCCTTCACGATCGCTACGTTTGAAACCTGCCAGCGCAGCACTGGATTATTTCCATGCACAAGTCGGCCCTGCAGAATCAACTCCTCAAAACTTCGACACGGAAAATTCATTGCAAGCATGGTCTGCGCATGCTTCACGATGGTCATACCGTCATCAGCAAGTTCCACCATCAGCTGATGCGCATGTGCCCGGTCAATGGCAATCTCTGCAATCTCGTAGCTTTCTGCGAGCTGCATGATATCCCTTCGGATAATGTCATACCGTGTAGAGTTTCCGGGAGTCGTGGTAATCCAGCCTTCATCGGCCCACTGTGCATATGGTACGCCTTCAATGCGAGAGCGTTCGAACTTAGTCTCCTCTGGAATCCAGAACTTCATCAGTAGATAGACTTTAGGCAGCAACAGTTTGCCGTCCTTGATGATCGGTTCTTTCTGTTTGTCGTCTTGAAAGGCCAGTGCAAACGCTGAAAGGTCTCGCGTGATGCCAAGGTCGAGGCCACCGAAGCATCGCTTGCCGCGAAGCATTTCAGGATTGAACTCACTATCACACTTCGAGTAAGCCTCCATGGAAATCCATCGGCTCGCTTGCTCAGTCCAGATGTTTAGCTTTTTGCACTTAAAACCGTTCTGCTTGTGCGGTGAAAGCTTCGCTTCCTCAAACTCTGCCTTGAATCCATCAGCGTAAACTGAAATACCGAAGTTAGGATTCGCTTTTTGCCATTCAACAGGGTCATCCCACTTGAGAGGATCGTCTACCGTGGCGACATACCCGAAGTAACTATCGTTGTTCGCTTGCCCGGTGATGACTCGCTTCACCATGTCGCTTTCTTTCTTGCATGGTGAATGGGTACCGAATCCCGCCGTGGTGATTACCGCAAGCAAAGGTTGGCGCCGGCTGCCGCGGCCGGAAGAAAGCACATCGAGCATGCCGGTTGTCTTGTGTTCATGGTACTCGTCGATGACACCGCAATGCACCGAGAGACCATCCTGCGTGCGCGAGTCGCGTCCAAGCGGCTTGAACTTCGAACCGAGCCGTGGACAGTAGAGGACTTTCTTGAATGGCTCGATGTAGTCTCTGAGTTCAGGCGAGGCAAGAATCATATCGCGCGCGACTTCCCACACGATGAGAGCCTGCTCCTCTTTCGTTGCAGCACTGAACACCTGGCCGCGGTGTTCTGAGTCTCCGAGTAACATGTAGGACGTTATCCCAGCGCACATTGTGCTCTTAGTGTTACGGCGAGGGATTTCAATGTAAGCAGTGCGAAATCTTCGGTACCCGGTTTCCTTGTGAACCCAACCGAAGAGTGGGCGGATAATGTCCCACTCTTGCCAGTCCACAAGAATGAATCGTTGCCCTTTCCATTCCCCTTCAACGTGCCGAAGGTATGAAAAGAATTTAACTACTTTGTCGCCCAGTTCGTCATCGTAGCGGTAAGGAAAGGCAGGGTCATTCTGTTGTGAGCGGAGCAAGTCATTTATTTGCCGTTGTCGTACTGCTTTTACGAGTCGGCAGACTGGTACATCCCTATAGTGCCCTTTGCCCCAATGTTCTGGTATGCCATCCCAATCGGACACACGTTACTTAAGCCTCCCAAAAAGGAGGTCCTCAACTTCCTCACGCTCTTTTGCCGAAGGTTTCACATTGATCACCGAACGTGCCGCAGGAGTGAGACCAAATTCTCGCTCAAGGCGGTTGAGCATAATTGCGAAGTGATTGTACATCGCGACTTCAGGAAGAACGGCAAGCCGCTTGATAACTCTCGGCGTGCGCGCCGCAATCTCTTCAGGAGTCTGCTCGTAGTAAACCGGGTAGTAGTAATTCTCCAGCCGATCAAGGCGTGACTTTACCTTGAGCCACTTATCCAAGAAGTCGCAGTAACGAGCGAAAGCATGAAGATCTATTTCAGTGATGAGGCCAAGCGGTTCAAGCTTCGCTACCTCACGCGCCCAAAGCTTTCGCGCACTCTTTGTGAGGTACTTAGGTGGCTTCGCACCCATTGTCTTCTTCGGCTTCGGCTCATTAGGATTGATGGGCAGCTTGCCCGGATTGCCTTGAAGTAGGCGAAGTTCTGTCGGTTTCTTCGGAGGTCCTCTTCTTCCCATGATTACACAATACAGCCTGCACTCGTTTGCTGACTATCCGTGTGCAATCTTCTGTAGAATCTCCGTTCTGATATGCGTGGCAATCGCTTTCATGAGAAGTGGTGGCACTGAGTTGCCGATTCTTGCCCACTTCTGAAGATTGTTGCCCACAAAGATGAAAGAGTCAGGGAAGGACTGTAGCCGCTTGGCTTCGGCGATTGTTATTACACGAGCCTCCTCTGGATGGCATATAGCAGCAACTGCTGGGTTCATAATCTTCGTCAAAGTGCAGGCTGGCTTGTTCCACTCCAATCTACGCACTGAGTAAAGAGCTTCTGAGCCGAACATCTTCTTATGCACAGGCTCGGCGTCATCACCAGGCTCGATATGGGGATACATAATGGCGGCCTTTCCCTCGAGTTTTACGTTCTCATCGGACGGTACTCCCCGGAATGCTTCACGCACTGTCACTTGATAGCGTGAGCCACGTGGGAAACTTGGAACAATATTCAAGTCATTACGCACGCCAATAAATATAAGGCGTTTCCGAATTGATGGTACTCTATATGCAGAGGCCGCAAGTACTTGAGCCTTCACTTTGTATCCACAGTTACGAAGCGACTTCTGTACTTCATTGTAGATCGCTTTCATTCGCCCATGGATCATTGCTGGAACGTTCTCCATCACAAACGTTTTCGGTTGCAGTTCCCCAAGAAGCCTACAGTACTCACGAAACAACTGGTTTCGAGGATCCTCAACCTTTCGTCGCCCCATTAGCGAAAAACCTTGGCATGGTGGGCTCCCATCGAAGATGTCAAGCTCTCCAGGCTTCAGACCTGTGATGCGCATCGCTTCCTCTGAAGTCAGCGTGGCGATGTCCCCGTGAAAGACTTGAGTGTCAGGGAAGTTTGCTTTGTAACAGGCAACTGCATTGTCATCAAACTCAACGGCAAGGCGTACCTTGCAGCCAGCCATCCGATAGCCGCAGCTGCTACCACCGCAACCTGAGAATGTGCTGATGACTGTGGGAATCATGACTCGATAAGTTTTGCATCCGGCCAATCAGCAAGGAACTCATTCAGTGCTTCCTTGAACTCTGGCTTCCGTTCAAGGTCAATCTTCAGCACGAACTTAGCCACCTGGCGATATTCATCCACGGGCAGTTCTTCCGGCACATCCTCACCAGCAACGGTCTGAGAAGAGAGAATCGCTTCCAGCGCTGCAGGTTCCCATCCAAGCTGCGAGATGTCGAAGTTGTCAGTAGTGAGCGCCGACAACTCCATGGCAAGGAGTTCAGCATCCCATGTGGCAATCTCAGCCACCTTGTTATCAGCAAGCCTGAATGCCCGCGCCTGCTGTGGCGTGAGGTCACGTGCCACGATGCACGGCACCTCGGTCAATTCGAGTTTCTTTGCCGCAAGGAATCGAGTGTGGCCGGCCACGATGACATTTTCACCAGTCACCACAATCGGCACCTTGAAGCCGAACTGCCGGATGGAAGCGGCGACGGCATCAACTGCACGGTCGTTCTTCCTCGGGTTCTTGTCGTAAGGGATTAAGTCAGAGAGTTTTCTTGTTTCGATTTGTAGGCCCATGCACAAGGTATGACATGGGCAACGGCAATGCGTGAATACGTGTCATTGACCGAGAACGGGTACAATTGTTTCGTTCGGGATGTCGCCGCAAGCAATATTTGCCTGAGCAACAATTTGTAAAGCTTCCTTGTAAGAATAAGTTCCAGCCTCGGAGCGAAATGGTGTGTACCCGTTAACGTGTGGTTTCCACCATGCTTTGTGCTCATTGCTCCAGATGAGCCACGGCTCCGTGATGACTTTAGAGCACTCTACACAAAGGCAAATTCCCGAATGCGTAGCATCGTTATCGCAGGTCTCACATTTCTCGTAGCCCATAACTATGCCTTTTGTGATGGCAGCCTCGTAGGGAACGTCACATTATAAGCAAGCTGAACCGCTCGGACGATCGCACGGCTGCGGTTCTCGCCCCACAATTCAGCAAGCTCCATCAACTGCCGCACGGTTTCTTTTGATGGCCGGAAAGTCACACCACCAGCACACTCACCATCTCGTTCTATGTTTCGTTTTCTCATGGCCGTAATGTAATTCCGTTGTAATACGCCTGTCAACGGTAATGATAATAAGGCGCCGGCCACGCCCTACAAATTAGTTATCGCGCCTTTTTAGGTGCCGGGATTGGCGCAGAAGGTGGCTCACTCCACCCTTGAGGGATAATCACAGGGACCTCCACACGTTCTACCCGGCGAGGGCTGATAATGTCGCTGGCGTGCGAGTAAATGGTCCACGCTCCGACTAGTGAACAAGTTATCACTGACCATGCCATGGCGATTATGCATCCTGCGTACAGTCTCTGAACGAACTTCCTGATCATAGTTCCTCCATTGTAAACGGCTGCAAGTCGGCGCTCAGTAACTCTTGCCAACCCTGCGCGATGTTCCCCGGCCTGCAACCATCGCCCTGCTACCTTGGTATATATACCCAAGGTAGCAGCGGCTGTGCTTGCTAGTCGGCATCGACTGGTAACTTTCCGGCTCGAATCTCCCTCACGCCTCCACCGAAGCCACGCCCCGGTTGAATGCTCTTGCGCTTGTCAGCAGTGTCGTACTGTCCCCAGCCAACTGTGAAGTCGGTCGCAGACGTGAACAGAATGTGTGTGCCTCCGTCCGGAGTCTTATGGTACTCCTTAACTCCCGCCATTTGAGCGCAGCCCGTTATGTGCATCGCGATCAACGCGAGCATTAGCGCGAGCAGCGACCATTTTACAAACGACTTTGTTCCGTTCACTCCGATCGTTTCCATAGCGTTCCTCCAAGTAAAACCGCCGGACCTTTCCGGCATTTAAATCTTCTCAAGTCGAGCAAGCTTCTCCAAACATCTAGAGCAGGTAATCTTCCTGCCTTTTTCGAGATCCCATCCGTTGCCACGCTGCCCCGGCATGGTTCCGCAAAGCGCAGGTTCCCAGTTTTGAATGTCGCGCACCTCGCCAAACGGAATCCGCACTGCGTGGAGAACGGTACCACCATCGCGCTCCGCACCAGTCGAGCAGCGGCCTGTTTTCCTGCCCGAAAAAATGGTCACAATCCCTTCTCCACTATCGTTCTGCATTTGTTGCCTCCTTTTGGTCCCGCTCGATTCATTCGAGCGTTCGAGCGAGAGCCCGTGAGGCTCCCGGTCGAGTCAGTTGTGTGTTCCGGTGTAGCGCTTCTCAAGTCTAGCGACAGTTTTTACCTCGCCGGTGCGAAGATGAATCACGTCCACAATCGCCGGTCCTTCAGTATCGGGCTTGAGGAGCTCCTGTTCGGCCCACTCGACAGCAGCAGCTTTTGACTGGAATCGGCGCACTCTCCCGAGGTTCTCGTCGACAGCGACATCGCAGAGGTAGTAATTACTCATTAGTGAGCCCTCCCTTCTTCCACGCCTCGAACTTTCGAATTTCTCGTTCAACGAGGCGGGCCTGATTACGGCGAACTAGCGCACGCCCGAGCTCCACCGAGCCATGTTCGACCAGCGCGTTCGCAATCACCGATGCCGGGAGTTGCATCATCCGGCGCATTAGCTTAACTTTCTCTTGTGAGGTCATAGCGATCATCTCCTTGCGGTTTTCCTTCAGCGGCTTCGAGTCGACAGCTCTCGAAGCCGCTTTTTATTTCAAGGTTCGCTTTCGCTCCCCTTTGATGTATTACAACGGTAATACTTTGACGACACTTTAGGGCTTTCGGCTTCATTTTTCAAGCATAAATGTATTACATACGTAATTCGCCTAAAAACTCACTTCAAAAACCCTCGTCGGGAAAGAGTTACC